AAATTGCGTTCAGTACGTTCATAATTTTAATCCTGAGAAATCCCAAAATCCTTTTGCTTACTTTACGCAGATCATTCATTATGCGTTTCTCCGCAGAATCCAAAAAGAGAAGAAGCAACTAGAAATTAAGAACAAGATTCTTGAAAGAACTGGTTTCGACCAAGTGTTTGAAGGTGGTGTTGACAATTCGGATTATTCTGATTACAATAGCATCAAAGATGCAGTGTATACCAAACTTCGTTATTGATGAAAGTAGCAATTATCACTGACCAACACTTTGGTGCGAGAAAGAATTCTAAACTCTTTCATGATTATTTCCTGAAGTTCTACAATGACGTGTTTTTCCCAACGCTGGAACAGTATGGGATTACCACCGTTGTGGATATGGGAGATACTTTTGACAGTCGCAAAGGAATTGACTTCTCTGCACTTTCTTGGGCAAAGACTAATTACTACGACCGTCTTCAAGAGATGGGTGTAAAAGTTCATACAATTGTTGGCAATCACACTACATATTACAAGAATACCAACGATATCAACTCAGTAGACTTGCTTTTGCGAGAATATGACAATGTTGAGGTGTACTCTGAAGCAACTGAAGTGAAGTTGGGTAAACTCAAAACATTGTTTATTCCGTGGATTAATGCAGAAAATCAGGACAAGACTTTCAAACTTATTGAAAGTTCGATTTGCAAGGTCGCGATGGGGCACCTTGAACTCCAAGGATTTAGAGTTAATAAACAAATCGTCATGGAGCATGGTCATGATTGCGAGTTATATTCAAAGTACTCCAAGGTCTTCAGCGGTCACTATCACACTCGATCGGATAATGGACGGGTATACTACCTGGGAAATCCATACGAAATGTTCTGGTCAGATGTCGGTGATCGGAGAGGATTCGCCATCTTTGATACAGAGACTCTGGAACACACTCACGTAGATAATCCTCATAGAATGTTCTATAACATTTACTATGAAGACACTGCACACCAGACATTTGATACGAGAGAGTATGCGAACAAGATTGTAAGAATTATTGTTCGTAAGAAGAGTGATATCAATAATTTTGAAAAGTTTGTTGATAAACTTTATGCTTCTAACATTGCAGAACTCAAGATTGTAGAGAACTTCCAAATTCAAGAGAATGAGGAGTTTGAAGCATTTGAGTCAGAAGACACTTTGTCTATCTTGAATAGATATGTAGAGGAGGCAGAAATCAATCTTGATAAATCAGTAGTACAAAAACTTATTTCTGAAGTCTATCAAGAGGCATGTGAGATGGTATAATGTTTATTTTAACAATTAACGGCAGAGAACAAGATGGTGCATATAGTGTCATAGACGACGAAGGAAGTCAGACTCTGTATATTTTTGAAGAAGAAGATGATGCCGTTAGATTTGCCATGATGCTTGAAGAGGAAGAATATCCTGAAATGCATGTGATGGAAGTCGATGAAGATGTAGTTATATCTGTTTGTGAAATGCACGAGCACAAATATGCTATAATTACAAAAGATGACCTTGTGATTCCCCCTGAAGTAAATGATACTCTTTGAAAAAATCCGTTGGAAGAACTTTCTTTCTACAGGTAATCAATTTACAGAAGTTGAACTGAATAAAGAATCTACCACTCTTATTATTGGTAATAACGGTGCAGGTAAGTCAACCATTTTAGATGCGTTGACTTTTGTGCTGTTTGGAAAATCTTTCCGTAAGATTAATAAACCACAACTCATCAACTCTACAAACGAGAAGGATTGTATTGTAGAGATTGAATTTACAATTGGTTCTATTGACTGGAAGGTTCGTCGTGGAATCAAACCAAACGTATTTGAAATTTATAGAAACGATAGTCTTCTTGATCAAAATGCTTCTGCAGTAGAGCAGCAGAAGTTTCTGGAACAGTCTATTCTCAAGATGAACTACAAGTCTTTTACACAGATTGTGATTCTTGGTAGCAGTAACTTTGTTCCTTTTATGCAACTGACTGCAGCAAGTCGTAGAGAAGTTATTGAAGATCTTTTGGATATTAAGATCTTCTCTTCAATGAACACTATTATTAAAGAAAAGATTCGTGGATTGAAAGATGAAATCCGCACTTTGGATTTGAAGAAAGAATCTATCAACGATAAAGTTAATATGCAAGAGAACTTTATTGAAGAAATTGAAAACCGTGGCAAGAAAAATATTGAGGACAAGGAAAGTAAAATTCAAGGTCTTTTGAATGAGGAGAATGACCTTGTAAATGCTTGCGGTGGAATGACTGAAGAACTTGAAGGTCTCAATAAAAAAGTTGAAGAGTATTCTGGTGCCACAGCAAAACTTCGCAAACTTGGCAATTTAAAGGGAAAGATTTCTAACAAAGTATCAACTATTACTAAAGAACATAAATTCTTCACACAAAATACGGTTTGTCCCACCTGTACCCAAGAGATTGAAGAATCGTTTCGGTTAAATAAAATTAGTGACGCTCAAGATAAAGCAAAGGAGTTGCAATCTGGTTACAAAGAACTGGAAGAAGCAATTAATATGGAGGAAGAGCGAGAGCGCCACTTTTCTGTTCTATCAAAGGAGATCGTTTCTTTAACACATGGCATTTCTCAAAACAATGTTCGGATATCTGGATGTCAACGACAGGTCAGAGATCTGGAATCGGAAATTCAAAGAATTACCGAACAACTTGCAAATAGAAATATTGAGAATGAAAAGTTAGACGGATTTAAGGAGGATCTAAAAAAAGTTTATGATGACTTATCTGGAAAGAAGGATCTGATTCAATATCACGACTTTTCATACTCCTTGTTAAAGGACAGCGGTGTAAAATCCAAAATTATTAAGAAGTATCTGCCTCTGATTAATCAGCAGGTAAATCGTTATCTACAAATGATGGACTTCTACATCAACTTTACATTGGATGAAGAGTTTAATGAAACTGTACAGTCTCCGATTCACGAAGACTTCTCTTATTCTTCTTTCAGTGAAGGTGAAAAACAACGTATTGACTTAGCACTTCTCTTCACTTGGAGGGAAGTTGCAAAATTCAAAAACTCAACCAATACAAACCTTCTCATTCTTGATGAGGTTTTCGACTCCTCTCTTGATGGATTTGGGACAGAAGAGTTTCTCAAAATCATCAGGTATGTGATTACAAATGCAAACGTCTTTGTTATCTCTCATAAGAGTGGAATGGAAGATAAATTTGAGAATGTTGTGAAGTTTGAGAAAATCAAAGGGTTTAGTGGAATTGTAAAATGAGAGTATTGATTACAGGACACAAAGGTTTTATTGGCAGCAATGTTTATCTTGACTGGCAAGAACAACTTGGAAGTGTAAATGTTGATGGTATTGATAGACCTGATGATGTAAGTAGTTTTTCTGGTGGTGACTATGATCTTGTAGTTCACCTTGCAGCATACGCAAACATCAGAGATAGTCTTGAAAATCCTCAACTGTTTTATGAAAACAATGTAGTCAAAGCAAAACCACTCTTTGACTGGTGTCAAGAAACAAATACTAGACTTCTCTATGCGTCTTCTAGTGCAGTAGAAGAAGACTATTGGGAAAACCCATATGCGATGACAAAGTGGGTAAATGAAATGATGGCACCAAAGAATTCTGTGGGAATGCGTTTCACAACAGTTTATGGTCCTGATAGTAGAAAGGATATGATGTATCGTATGCTTCAGGATAAAACTGCCAAGTATGTCACAAACCATAAGCGAGACTGGATTCACGTAAAGGATGTGTGTCGTGCTATTCGTTATCTCGCAAGTAGTGATATCACTGGTCCCGTATCTGTTGGAACTGGAAATTCTGTTTCTGTCAAGGACCTAGCAGAAAAGATGGGTATGGGTCATTTGCCAGTAAAAGAAGTGACCCCTGGTGAACGTCAAGACAATGCTGCTGATGTTACACTTCTGAGAAGCACTGGATGGTTCCCAAGCATTAATGTTCTTGATACAGTTTAGAGAAGCAAATTTATAAATACTTAAAAAGTTTGCTTAAAATGGACTATAAAGATCTGCGTAGTATTCAGGAATCCTACAACGGAATGTATTCTGAAGAAGTAGTTGAAGAAGGTTTGGCGGGAATGGTTGATAAAGCAACCAAAGCAGGTCAATCTGGTCTGGAGAGAATGGGTGTAAAAATCAATCGTGCTCCTAAACCAACTGCTAGAC